TATTATTGTAAGTACGGCTTGTGTAGCTGGTCCATTGCGTAATGAACTGTTGCGAGACGAATTTGTTGAAATCATGACTGATATTTTTAAAGATGATTTCTACTTAGAGGTACAGCCTCATGATTTCCCATTACAATGGGAGTACAATAAAGTTGTAGAAGAATTAGGTAAACAGTACAATATTCCTATTATCGTTACTGGTGATAGCCATTATGCTTATCCAGAACAAATGCAAGCTCATCGTGATTTCTTGTTATTAGATAGAACATTATCTGATAAAAAGGCACAAATTGACGATGCTTATACTGAGAAAGCTAAAGAAAAATACCAAGAAGAATATAATCATATGTTAGAATATTATGGTAGTCGTGATTATCATATGTGGACTATTGATGAATTTAAAGCTGTCATTCCTAATCAAGAATATTATGATAATGTTGGTAAAATCATTGATAAATGTAATGTAGAAATCCCATTTGGTGAAAACCATTACCCTGTATTCCCTGTCAAAGACCCTGCTAAATACGTAAGAGACCATTGTGCAGATGGATATAAACTACATCGTATTGCAAAGAAAGAAAATAAAGACGTATATGTTAATCAAATTAAGCATGAATTAGATATTCTAACACAAGTAGATTACAATAATTACTTCTGTATTATTCATGATATGTTACAATGGGCACGTAAAAATGGTATGAGAACTGGTGCAGGTCGTGGTTCTGTTTGTGGTAGTTTAGTAGCTTATTTAATGGGTATTACAGAGATTGACCCTATTCAATATAATCTCGTATTTGAACGATTTACTAATCCAGAACGTGTAACGCCATGCGATATAGATTGTGATTTCCAACAAAGTCGTAGACAAGAGGTTATCAAATATATCCAAGATAAATACGGCTATGCTTATCCTGTTAGAACATTTGGCTTTTTAGGACCTAAAGCGGCAGTACAACATGCAGGTAGAGTACTTGGTCGTAAAGCATCTGATATGACTGCTATATCTAAAAATATCAATGATATTGCTGATATTAAAGATAAAGAAGTTAGAGATATGGCTAGTACATCAGTAAATCGTTTAGTGAATTATGGTACTCATGCTAGTGCAGTAGCAGTATTCCCTAACGACCCTGCTCAATGGTGTGCTATTGAATATCAAGATGGGCAATACGTAGCGGCAGAAGATTTCCATATCTTAGAAAAACAAGGCATTCTTAAATTAGATATTCTTGGGTTGGCGACATTAGATATTATTGATGATGTGTTAAAGCGTGTAAAAGATTGTGATATACATTCCATTCCTTTACAAGATGACAAGACGGCACAATTATTACAAGCAGGTAATACAACTGGTATATTCCAAATTGAGTCAGAGGTAATGACTAATATCGTTACTAATATTCATTCTAAGAGCGTGTATGACTTAGTAGATACTGTAGCTATAGGAAGACCGGGCGTATTAGATGTAGGTATGGATAAAGTATTTATTGCACGTAGACAGGGTAAAGAACCAGTTACGTATTTACATCCTTTACTAGAGCCTATTTTAAAAGATACCGAAGGTGTTATATTATATCAAGAGCAAATCATGCAAATTGTACAAGCGTTAGCAGGGTATACAATGGGTGAGGCTGATATTCTTAGACGTATTATTGGTCGTAAAGAATTAGATAAAATTAATACAGCTGTAGATGAATTTGTAAAACGTGCAGGTGAAAAAGGTATCAGTGAAGATGTAATTAGACCTATTGCAGAACAAATGATTGCCTGTGGTTCTTATGTATTTAATAGAGGTCATAGTGCAGCATATGGTTTAACTGCATGGCGATGTGCATATCTAAAAGTTCATTATCCAGAAGCGTATTATGCATCTATTCTTGATATGAATTTTGGAGATAAAGAAAAGCTATCAGTGTTTATTAATGATGCCAAGAAACATGGTATTAATATTATACCACCTGATATATATGGTGATATAAAATGTACTACAGGTAAAAATATTGTATGTTTAGGGTTAGGTGCTATAGCAGGATGTAGTAATTTACACGCATTTAAACTTGAGCGTGGTAAAGCATTTTTAGAACTCAACCAAACAATGAATATGACACAACTAAAAGGTTTAATTTATAGTGGTGCTATTGATGATGGTGGTGATAGAAATGATTACATGCAATATATTAAATGGCTAAAAGATAAGCGTAAATCTAAAGGTGAATACGCATTTGATGCAAATCATAAAGATAATCTAAGTAAAGGTGCAATGGAATTAGCTGTATTAGGTTATACATTCCATAGTATTTTTGATGAATACGATACAAGTATTTGCGTAGGAAATGTTAAACCAGCCATTATCTTATCTGTTACAGCACGGAAAACTAAGAAAGGTAAACCATATGCGTTCTTAACGGTGCAAACACCTACAGGTGTAGAAAAATTAGTAACATTTGAAGTTGATTTTACTATGTTTACCAAGGGTAATGTATACGCACTACGAATTAGGGACGGCGTGGTGGTCGATGCCTGCTCAGTAAACCGCTTGACCGCCTGACCGAGCCGTGCTACACTGATGTTGTCCACGAGGGGATAGCCTCCCCGAATATTTATTTTATTTAAGAAAGGATAATACTATGAAAGAAAAAACAGTAGAAGAAATCTTTGAACAATTAAGAGAACCTTTTCCTCCACAGGATATTCAGTGGAGAATTGGACAAAAGTCTAAAGATGGAAAGAAAGCAATGGTATTACCATATGTAACTAATCGTGCGATTATGGAACGTCTTGACCAAGTAGTTGGTGTTGGTAATTGGTTCCCAGAGTTTAGACCAGTAGATGCTGGTGGGGAACATGGTATGATTTGTCGTTTAAATATCGTTATTTATACTGGTGATGAATTAGGATGGCGTACATTAACACGTGAAGATGGTGCAAGCAATACAAAGATTGAACCTATTAAAGGTGGTATTTCTGATAGTATGAAACGTGCGGCTGTACAGTTTGGTATTGGTCGTTATCTATATAATTTAAAAGAAAGTTGGGTAGTACTTGGAGACTATAATCGGTTTGACCCTCCTAATTTGCCTATTTGGGCTTTACCTAAAGGTTTCACAGGGGCACAAGTACAAGGCACGGACGTTGAGTTGTATGACTCAAGAGAAACAAGTACGGCTACATCTGCTACAACATTTACACAAGGTAAATATGCGAATAAAGCGATTTCTGAAGTAAGTGATATACATTATTTACGTTGGGTAGTAGAACAATCTAAGTTTAATGCAGATACTAAGAAAGCTTGTCAAGAAAGATTAGGTGAATTGAATGGTTGATAATTTAAACATTGACCTTAATGTATTTCATAAATATAAACCGTCGGTCGCTCTAGTACATGGTTATATTAGGCAAGAAGCCAACGACCGTGGTTATACATTAGCTGGCAAAAAGTTTATCGTATTAACAGCTGGTGAGATTGCAGAAGCTACTGGATTAAGTCGTATCACATCATGGCGTGCTATTAAAGTCTTGGTTGAAGATGGTCTTTTAGAACGTATTCAAATTCAGGGTCCTCATAATATTTCATATGCGGTGATGTAATGGCTAAGAAGTTTAACATTTTTGACAGAATAACTAGGTTATACATGGAAAAATGTTCTACTGAACCTATATTTATTAATAGGAGGTTCAACCCCTCCTATTTTAAATTAAGGGCACACTTTTATAAACAAGACGAAAATACTCTTGATAAATTATTACGATACCTAGAGGATAAGCCAAAGAAAAGCATTATGACCTTAACAGATGTATATCACGAGGCTGAACAGTATAGATTGTATCGTATTAAAAAATATCACGAGAAAGAAATGAAATCAGTAAAAGTAGAACGTGTTGATGGTTATAGCCTAGATGATGTATTAAATTTATGAGGTGTATATGAATATTACAGAAACTATAATTCAACAAGTAGATATTATAGATTTCATTGGCAAATACACTAATTTACACCAAAGTGGAAGATATTGGAAAGGTAAGTGTCCTTTACACGAAAGTGATGATACATCTGAGACGTTAGTTGTATTCCCTGATACTAATTCATTCTATTGTTTTAGTTGTGAATGTGGTGGCTCTGTAATTAATTTCTTATCTGATAAAGAAAAAGTTAGTTATCGTGCAGCTACAGAAATACTAGCAAAAGAATGCAATATTAGCTTAAAGGATAATAAGGAGTACCAACTGGAAGCTAGTGAAGAAATGCGTTTCACTAGAGAAGCAGATATGTATCATAAAAATGTAGGTGCTATTGGTGAGTACTTAGCTAAACGTGGTTTAACGAATAGTACTATTAATGATTTTAATTTAGGTTTTCATGCTGATTGTTTAACAATTCCATTAAGGAATGAGCACGGACAATACGTTAGTATGGCTATTAGACAATTTAATAAGAAGCCTAAATACAAAAATACACCAAATAGTATTCTATACAAGAAGTCATCTTTCTTATTCAATCTTGATTTAGCAAGAAAGAAAATTAAAGATAGATTGTATGTATGCGAAGGATATATGGATGCAATGAGCGGTCATCAAATGGGTGAACCTACAGTAGCTTATTGTGGTAGTGAATTACATAGAGACCAAATTAGAAAGCTGGCAGGTTTTATTCGTAAAGAAATTACGATTGTAATTTGTCCAGATAATGATGAAGCTGGTGTTAAACATTTACCAAGAACTAGAGACCACTTCCAATCTATGCTTCCTAAAGCCAATATACGTGTATTAATTATGCCAGAAGAGTGTAAAGATATTAATGATTTGTTGTGTGCAGGCTATAAACTTGCTGACTTACCAACAGAACATATTGATATTTTTGTTATTAAACAATTAGTAAAACGATACAAAACAATTGAAGAACAATATGTTGTAGCAGAAGCATTTCTTAAAACAATACGTTCTCCTATGATTAGGGCAGAAGCTATTCAAGCATTAGGTGAAATTTGGAAACGTGATGTATCTGACTTAAAAGCATATTTTGATAGTGGTGTATCGTCTGAACAAGATTTATTAGAAACATTACATGATGCTTCTAGTAGTCTTAATCAATTACGAGATATTTACAAACGTGGTACATATCCAACACGTTTTCAATTATTAGATAATTGTATTGGTGGTGTGTCAAAAGGACAAGTGTTCTTGATAGGGGCGTATTCGTCATCGGGCAAGTCTGATATTGCGATTGAATATATCTTGCGACAGATAGTTCAGAATAAAGCTAACGTAGTATTCTTTAGTTTAGAAATGCCACGTGGCAAGATTATGGAACGTATCGTATGTAAGATACTGAAAAAGCGTATATCAGAAGTTAAAGAATTGATTATCCAAGGAGACCCTTTGGTCAATCAAGTACTTGACAAAATCGGTAAAAAGCTATATATTGTAGATGAGAACAATTTATCTATGCATGATATTGAGCGTTATATTAATACAGTTAACACTCGCAATATTATGGAAGGTGGAGTTGATGTTATTGTTGTAGATTACTTTACATACTTAAAAGGTGCAGGTGATTACGATGGTGCAAGTGAACAAGCCTTAATGATGAAAGGTATTGCAAAACGATACAATGTTATTTTTACAATGTTATCACAGCTTAATCGTAGTGGTAATACGTATGAAGAACCTACAATGAACCAGTTAAGAATGACTGGCGATTTGGAGGCATCTGCTGACTATATTCTAATGATATGGAGACCTGATAGGGCACCTAATTTATCGTTAGAAAAACAGCAGGAACTTCGTAATATTACACGATGTAAAGTAGAAAAGGCTCGTGATGGTATGAATGGTCCGCCAATGTTTGAATTAAAATATAATGTGAATACTTCACGATTAGAAGAAGTGTTGACAACTGATAATTAATATGTTATATTATATATAGAAAGGTTAATGAAATGCCATATACACTATACAAATGCCCTGATGGAAAACTAACAAATATAGAAGATTGCCTTTCTAAATGTAGATTATG